AGAAACGGTGGAGTGGGTGCAGACGGTTGCGCCCTCGGCTGGCCGGGGTTTTTTTTTTTTTTTTTCCTTTGTCCATGCGTCGGCGAGGACCCCAAGGATGGTGTCCTTGGGTTCAGATCGCCGCTCCCTACAAACGCGGTTGGCGTTGCGGGGCTCACAGAACAAAGCATTTTTCTTTTGTTTTTTTATTCTTTTTCTCTGCCGGGCCAGGTCAGCATTAAAGTCGCTGCCCGCCACCCGGAGAGACCGTAATTCGGCCACCTTCTGGTTAAGGATCTCTCTCTCCTGGCTGGGAAAGAGATCATAACCTTCGGGCTTTTCAACCACGGGGAAAAGGTTCCGCTCGGTCTCGATCAAGCTCACAGGCTTGACCCGCACGGCGTCCCTAATTTTTTTTTATATTTTTTATTGTGCCGATCCACTGGGGGTGAAGGGAGACCTTCTTATCCGACTGCAGAGCAAGAGCACCTGCACAGCGGCTAAGCCCGAAGGCAAAGCCGTCGCGGGAACAAACCGCGTCGGAAACCACACCAATGACATCGCCCACATTTTCTTTGCCGATCCCAAGAACTTTGAGATTGGTCTTTTTTTTCAACTTTCCGTCTTCAAATACAGTCGAATTGATCTCAGCGAGTCGAGCTGATCTCATGCTCTTCTCCTGGTTCACGACTAGTCCTATACGGGACCCATGGTAAATGAAGCAATCGCGGAAAGGTTTTTTTTGATTCGGGGGGTCACGGACCAGGGCGTCATCTCCATTGATAAGGCACCGATGGTTACTAAAAACCTGAAGGGCGCCTCGCGGAGTACGGTTGTTCAGAATCCCGAGGGAATCTGCCAGAGCCATATCCATCAAGGTCTTGTTGATGATACACAGCATGGGAAAACTCATAAGAGAACCCATGGGCTGCCCCGATCTGGTCTCCCAGTCGGCCCACCCGAATTTTTGTTTCTTTAACACCCACATACACCGGATCTCGTCCTCCGTCAAACCGGACCCTTTCCTTATGAGCTCTTCGATTACCGCTCCAACGTACTCACTCCCGAGGGAGTCGGTCGCGGCGGCAAAATCGAAGGAATGATAGTCTCCGCCATTGAGCGCGGATATTTTCTCTTCAGTCGGGGGTCCCTGGAGGAGCCACGAGTTTCGCCCGAGGGTCGTATACAACGCCCGGTGTAGTGGGCGGAGGATTTTTTGGTTTTCTGACGAAAAGAGCGTTACGACGCGAGGTTTCCCCGAGCTAAACACGGTGGTTACCCTACATCTGTCCGAAAAGGACTCGTCATTCCAATTTCCTCCGTTTTTGCGTGTGAACGGGTCACAGACCGGTCCAAGAGCCCCATGGCCGTTCGGGACGAACGCCGTAGGAGCACACGCCTTATTCCACCCCGAGGC